TTTAGTCCAATAGCGGTGTGAACCAAAGAATTTATTGTTCGTTGTGGTACTATCAATGCCAACATAGAGGTCATAAGAATCAGTTGTAAATCCAGGTTCACCTTCCCTCAAACCAGGAAGATTAGCAAGAAGACCTCTCTTAAATTGAATTACCGGAGCAGTCATCTTTATTTTACACTATTTTTACTATTTATTATATTAAAAAGTCCCTGCATCTAAATCAATTTTATCATCAAGCACAACATCTAATTCATTCACAAATGTGCCAGGTAATCCACCAGTGACAGCAAATTTTCCTGTAGATGAGTCATAAGTCAGCACAAATCCATTCTGAATACCCGATATACTTACATCTGATAAATCTGCTAAGTTTGCCACTGATGTTCCTCCTACACCTAGAATTGCGGATACTTTAAACTTTGCTACTGATTGTTGTTTAACTGAATAACTGGCGGTTGATGCAGTAGAAACTTTGTAAGTCATATTGATACTGTGTCATTAACCATGGCCATCCCCTGAAAGATTTTTATAACTTTTCCAGTTGACGCATGAGTTAAAATTACATCATAATAATTACGTCCCTCTGATAAATCTGCTGTTACCGTAGAACCCATAGAGATTTGAATTTTACCAGTTGCAACAGTAATTGTTGTAGTAAATGATTTTGATGAAGTTGCAGTGGGATGCTTACGAATCTTTGCAGTTGCTGATTGATTTGTTAAAGAGAAAACAGAATCATCAGCATTTTTAACATCATAAGTTGCTTCAAAACTTGTCCCCTTTTCAATTACAATATTGACGGTAGGTACAGTCATGGTTTTTTAATTATTTATTATCATCAATATCTTTTGATTTCAGTAGTTTAGCAAGTTCCGCTGTTGAACCAACAAAAAGAGCATTGTTAACTGTCGTTGATCCTTTAGATGTTTTTTCTTCCTCAATATCTTTAAGTTTTTTTTGAAGATCCATTAATTTATCTGTAGCATCTGCTACGTTTTTAATTAACTGACCTGCAACTTCATATGCTCTTGGCATTTCACTTTCCTGTGCCAATTCAAGAATACCATTAATCGCTTCTTGTCCTTTTTCTATAAGAGAATATAAATTTCCTCGTGTATATTCGTAATCTTTTTTTACATCATTACTTACCAAATTTGTATCTACTTTTTCTATTGAAATACTAGTATCATCAATATTCGATGACACAATATCTGTAGATACATTAAACGCATCATCCAATTTATCATATTTCTTTGTCATTTTCATAGAGAATCGCTGAATCCAAAATCATCACCAATTTCAATCAAATCATCATCTGATGATGTTATAAGTTTTACTGGTGTTCCGGCAACATGAGATTGTTTAGTTGTTGAATCTTGTCCTCTCTTAACAATTAATTTATTTCCCGATTTAGAATCAATATACATTTGTTCATTGTCAATTACAATATAACTATTTTCTGGAAGTGAAGATGCATCATTAACAGAAATTAGTGTCGAATCAATTTCAATATCTTGAGAAAGATTTGTTATGATGTTATTAGTATAACTTTTAATTGCTCTAGGTTCGACAGCGTAAGTGAGTTCTCTAGTCGGTGTTTTTGTAACGTCTCCAGAAATATATCCAATAGAAACCCTTCTAATGATATCTTTTGACGTAGCACTTGAAGAAGAAATAGGTCCAAATAGATATGTTTTAGCAGTAAATCTTATCGTATAAATTAGTGATCTTCTTGTTGTAAAGTCACCTTCATAGTCATCTTGCATTGTGATATTTTCAATTACTACAGGAATATCTCTCTTTTCTCCGATTGTTTCCACTAAATCAACAGTTAAATTATATGAAGGTTGAAAATATGGCAGAATCTGCTCAACGATTTGAAGCATATCATCATTTAGTTTAGTATAAATTGATAATTCAAATGCCATATTATATGGAACTGGCATATATGCTTTTCTTACATCAGTTCCAACACCTACTACTGATGTTATAAAAGTTTGAGTTGTTGTAACTTTTCTCGTTCCATCATAACTTAATCCCACAAATTCAAATGACATTCGTGGTAATGTTATCTGAACTGATTTATTAAGATTTGGAGATTGTTCTAGTCTTGCCAGAAATTTTTGAGTAGGTCCATATGCTAGAGGTACTTTAATATCGTTCTTGATATTTCCAGATGAATCCCTATGTTTTATTTGAATATCATTAAAAAGACTACCAAAGGAAATTACAGTCCTCCTTAATATTTCGTGATAAAAATATTCAAACATACTATTACTACCTACTTTAGATCAAATTTATGGATAAAAGTATTTATATTAAGGATTTCCAAAAGGATTTGACTCAGAAAAATCTAAAATATCATCTGCTTCTATTTCTATTTCATTATTTTGTGGATATTGATTTATAGTATTATATTTTTGTGTGGATTTTAGTTGATACGATGCGGAACTAGCGGCGCCAACTATCGTTTCTCCTATTCTAAAATCTCCTGTGTTATTTGATACTTTTAATTCTCCATTGACAGAATTCCAAGACTTAACAATTGCTGTTGTTCCACTTGTGCTTCCAGTTATAGTTTCATTGAGAACAAAAGTTCCAACTCCAACCATGTATGGAGAACCTATGGTAATAGTAGGAACTACTGTATATCCAGCACCTGCGTTAGTAATTCTAATTGTACTCACTGTGCCAGATATACTCACAAGTGCCAATCCTGTTGCTGTTGTTCCTATACCAGGAGAACTAAATGTTACCAATGGAGAAGTAGTGTATCCAGAACCACCACTTGTAATAGTTATTATTCCAATAGCATCATTAGAAATTTTCGTTATAGCAGAGGCACCAGAACCACCGCCACCAATGAAAACAACCCCTGGACTTACAGTATAACCATATCCAGGATTTATTATTTGAACACCCTGAACCTTTGATCCTATTTCCGTACCATCACAGTTTGTAATTCCACTTATCAACGTCGCAATTCCAACAGCTGTGCCTCCAGGTGATGGAGAAGAAGATATCGCAACAGTTGGTGCGGAAGTATATTTTTCTCCTCTGTTAGTTACAGTTATCGATACAACTCTTCCATTTGCAATTGAAGTTATTGCAGTTGCTGTTGTGCCAGATGAAACTAAAGTTAAAGTTTGTAAATTTGCTTCTACTTCAACACTATCGTCAATATCAGCAATGCCAGTATTAATAATTTCATCTTCATATCTGAATAGTTCACAAGTTAAAGTATAAATATATGTTTTTTGTAATTGATAAAATGGTTTTTCATGCTCTACAAATTTAATTTCAAAAAGTCTATCTCCAAGAGGAAAATATATCAAATCACCTTCCTTAGGTCTGGTTGATAACTCAATGTCTGGCATGTCTTTTATGAGTGGACTTATATAATTTTCAAATCTTTCTTTTGATAAAGTAATAGTCAATTCATTTAAAGCTTGAATTCCAAATTTTGATAATATTACTGGATTTGCAGAATATCCCTCATAATTTTCTACGTATGCTTCTATAGGATATGAGTCACTAAACTCAGATTCTATAACCTCTCGAATAACAGTGTTTGTTGTTAGATACTTCCTTGGAATATAAAATATTTCAACACCATACATCCTAAGTTGTTCATTAATTAAATCCTGAATCAGACTCTGCTCAGTTTGAGATCCTTGAAGGAAAAATGGATTTAACATTACCCTATTAGATCAAGTGGTGGTAGTTCGTAATTATTTGACATTTTTTCCATCAAAGTATCTATCTCTCTTTGAGCATCATCATATATCTGTCTTCCATTTAATTCTACTCCACCTGGAAGTTTAACACCTTGAAACTTGATTAAATTTTGTCCCCACTGTCTTTTTATTAAAGATGTTAAATAAGGTTTTAAAAATGAATCATTCCAAATTCTTGAATAATCATTTGGATCCAATGTTGAATAACAATCAATAATTAGATATTGATTGCTCTTAACAGTGCTCCAGTCAATATCTAGATACAACCTATCTTGTCTTTTATTGAATCTTATTTGTTTTTGGGTATTAAGTAAAAAATCTAAATCCTCTAAGTATGTTTTAACCATGGCATAACTTAAAAGTTCAGTTGCGCCGAAATAATAAATATCATTTAAAAATAATTGATATTTTATACTAAACATATTATGTGTAATTGTATTTAAACCTTCAAACATAAAAATTTTATTTACACCAATGACATTAGGCGGAACCTGTAGATAATTACTATTTTCCTCATAGGAAAATGTTGTTGCCGTTCCAACTATATTTGCGGTTGCGCTTGTAGTCGCAATACCAACTGCATCAGCATCACCTCCACGAGCTCTACCTCTGTTTATATCATTTTGTGTTACTTTATATTTGTAAAAGGTAGGATATACACCATCAAAATGTCTTTCTTGAAAAAATTGAACTGCATCATCAACTAAATCGTCGATTTGTTCATCTGCGACGTTAATTTCTAAAACTGGATATCCCAGTTTTCTTTTGCAGTAGTCGATTAATTCTTGCCTATTAGACGGTTGTGCCATTATCTTCTACTTTTTAAATATTTATTAATCATATCTCATCAATCCAGAAATAATCTCTTGTTGTTTTAGATATAATTTCATATATGCCTTTGAAATTAACTTAACATCTTCAATATCTTCGATGCAATCAATTTCTATACATGCTTTCGCATATTCAAAATTTTTTGTTAGATTTTCTAATGTGATATCGTCAGGATTCATTTGCTAAATTCCTTAGTAAAAATTTAATTTCATTTAAATCATCTTTTATATTAGCAATATCAACCTCAAGGTTTTGTATTTTTTGATTCTCCTCATTTTTCATATTTTTTCTTGAAATATACTCTTGGTATTCGGACATATTTCGATTGATAATTGAATTTGTTTTTGGATCTCTATAAAGATGAGAATGTCCATCTACTTTTAAATATTCCATATTATGCAAGTGCAATTACTCTAAGATCTCTCATTCTCGGAACATATACTTGATTTGTTGATGTCATGATAAGTTTAACTCTGTAAGATTTAAATGAGGGTAATTCATCTGCAGTAAATGTATATTCTTTGTATTGAATTTCTGAGGCTAAAAATCCAACACTAGTTGATGGTGAAATATATGAATCAGATAATCCATCATTGTCCTCCGGATTAATAATTTGTCCTTTTTGATTTAGATTATTATATCCTGGAAATGGAATATAAATTGGAATAAAGTTTTCTACCTCACTAATAGCATAAAATGCTCTTATATTTGAATAAAGATTTACATGAGCGTTAATCAGAATTTTTATAGAAGTTGCGGGATTTTCTAAAACAATTTCTTTAGACAGATACTGGAAAGAAGTTGGATCCTCTGAAATACTGTTTACTCTATTATCAGTTGTATAATTTGAAATAACATTATTAACCCTATTTGAAGTTAAAATTGTGCTAATTCTCTGAGTATCAAGTACAGGACTTACTTTAGGATTTACAGAATCTAGATTAATTCTAAGATTCATAGATTTATTGCCCGGTAAGGATAGAGCAGCAAGTTTGTTGGTTTCATTAACTTTTGAACAAATTATTCTTGGACTTGACAAATAATTTGCTTTATTTAGAGAAATAATTTCAAATCCAGCGTCAATATAAGGAATTTCGTTTCCACTGATACTAGAACCAGTAACTGTTCTAACTTCTGCATTAATTGAGGTTCCTTGGACTGTCAAGTTATGAACAACAGGTGTTATGAGTTCAAACGGCATGTTCTGAGTTGCTTTAACATTGTATCCACCGGCAGATTTGGTTTGACTTGTATAAAGTTTTGGATAGCTTAATCCGTCTGACCTCCCTATTCCACTAGATCCCATATCTAATTTAATATTGTAAGAGTCAAATGTAATGGGGTTAGATACAGTTACATCTTCTAAGTTATGTGTTTTATTAATTCTTCTTAACGAAACTCCACCAAGTTCATATTTATAGACTGGTGTTCCTGCGGGATAATCTTTAGCAATTGTTCCATCCACAGATCTAGAAATAGTGCCACTAAGAGATCCAGTAGAAGTTGAACTATATGAGATAATTTCATCTCCAATTAAAATATATCCTAAGTTAGTGGTTGCAATTCCTACATTTTCAAATAATCCAAAGTCTGCAGAACTATTAATCAAAATTGGTGATGTAGATGTGGAATCATATGCAGTAGTGAGTTTTGTTGGAATAATATCTGATTGAGCATCGAAAATTGTGACATAATTTTGATTAAAATACATTCCATGATTTTTATGGTTGACAACAATATGAAGTCCATCAGAAACAACATCAATATCAGAAATTTGAACGTTTCCTCCAGATGTGCTATTCAGAGTTGTAGTAACTCCAGAATTATTAATGTATTGAACTGTCTTTCCTACACCAGAGATGATAAAATCTCCCTGAACGTTATCTAATATCAATTGATTGGTGTTTGCAATAGAAACAATAGAAAGTCTAGCATTTAATCCTAGTGAATTAGCACCAATAGTTCCTATACCCAAAACGTCACCAACTGAATAACCAGGCCCAGATTCTGAAATTGTCGCGGCTACAGCTACTCCATTTTGAATAGTGATATTTGCTTTTGCATTTTTACCATTCCCATTTATATTAGTAAGTGGCACTCCGTTGAATTGGAAAGTTCCAGAGGATGGAGTATACCCAATACCAGCGTTAATAATGTTTAGAGTTCCTGTAGCAATTCCGGCATTTCCAACATAATTTCCAGTTGCGCTCGTTCCCTGCTGTAAAACAGTATTTCCAAATGTTAATCCAGAATCTTGTAGTGTTGAACCTAATCCAACTCTGATTTTTCTTGAATTTAAATTCAAAGAATTTGGCATTAAAGTTGGAATTTGATTATTTCCCTCTGAGAGTTCTGGACTATAAAATTCTATAGAACCACTAGGAACAAACTCTGCTCTATACAAAGTAAACTTTAAATCTTCCCATTGACTTGGTTCCCAAGTAGAGGCATTTTGTGATTTAAATAATGATCCTAAGTAAGGTTGATTTGATATAAATGTTTGTGTGAGTAAATCTGTTTCTCCAATTCTGGAAATATAGACACTATACTTTGTAGACAAAGAAGCTAAACATATACTATATTCTGTTCCACCTTCGAGATAAACTGGTGCTTTAAACTGAAAAGTAGTTGGAATCGATCCATCTGCAGAAACTTTGACTTCAGATGGTTCTAAAATAACTTCTGAGAATGGAATTACCCTTTGCGTTGGAGATCCACCCTGCATGGTTCTGAGTTGGAAAGTCACTGGTATATTAAGATCATCTTTAGAACTGAAGAAAACTTCACATTTAGTCAAAAATACTCCAGTTTCATCTTCGACTAAGAATGATTGTGCAAGAGGATCGTACCAAACAATATCTACATTCGTTCTTGATGAAGATGAAATTGCTTGAGTTGAAATGACTTGTGTACCAGTAGTTCTAGATGTAGCTCTCTCCTCAAATTCTTGTTTATTTTCAATTCTAGCATTTCGAACGGAAATAATATTTTCTTGCACTGTTTCTAAAGTTCCACTAGATATGAATCCCTCTTCAGCAATTGTTGTTGCATTATTTTGATCATTAACTGCACTATTTGTTAAAGTAAATACTTTATTTCCTGTTTCAAAACTTGGATTATTGGAAAAATTAGGATTTGGAATATAAAAACTTCCAATTAAAGTTGCAGAAATATCAGAAATTAATCTGACATCAGAAATAGTAGCTTGAGCACCACTCGTTTGTCCAACAAGAATCATATCAGGTTCAACCAAACCAGAAAATCCACCCTCAGGTTGATTTGATAAGGAAAAAGTATCAATGTTTAACACTGAAGAAGTTGAAGAATATGTTGCAGGTAAAGTTTGAGTATTATATGGATTGGTTAAGAATATATTTGATGGACTATTGTACTCACCCTCTTTGTGATTAGATTGTGCTACCCTAAATGTAATTTTCGAATCTCTATTTGTAAAATCCGGAACTAAAAGTCCAGTAGGTCTAGGTCTTCCAATCACAGTTTCGCCAACTTGAAAAACTCCAGACAACATACTAATTTCAAGAAGTTTTGGAACACAGTATCTGGTTACATTTACTCCATCAAAGAATGCGTATAGTTGAGTTGATGGTTTTACTTTTTTAGCAATAAATTGAATGTTTCTTGATCTCATAAATGAAATCAAATTTCTACTTACCACTCTATCTCCAACAGAAGTATTATCAAACTGTTCGGTAACTATTGTTCTAGTTCCATTTCTTGTTTGTACTCCAGTGTCTCTAACTTCTCTTAAAGTATCTTTAAATACAGTTGTCGTTTCTTCAGTAATCCATTCACCACCAGTTAAATTGCCATTACCACGTAGTCCTGTTCGTCCCCAACGTCCACCACTATTTGTAATTTCTGTTCTTTCTCTTGTACCTTCAACTACTTCCTGTCCTGTCCAACTTGTTTCCCAAGCATTCCAAATTGTTGGAGATAGTCCTGTTTGGGGATCTACATTAAGTGTTCTAGAGGCCAAAGCAAGAGTTTCTGCAAAGTTACCTTCTGTATTGATAATTTTAGATTCTAATCTTACGGTATCTACCCAAGTATCAGATGCTGGAGTGAGCTCTATAGAACCTTGCCAAAAACTTACTAAAAATGGAGTTACACTTTCAGATCTCGTAGCGAATGTTTGTTTTAACCACTCAATTTCAGAATAGTTAAGAGTAACAATATCTCCTGTTTTTTTAATATTAGAACCCTCAGGTGCAGCAAAAGCTAAATCTCTATTTGGATTTACATTTGTAACTGGACCTTGTATTAAGTCAATTGAATCAGTATAATGTTGAGGTCTTAATTCTTTATTCGTTATATCAATACTATTTTTAAATGGAACTGAATTTTCTTGAGCAAGAAGAGATGTGAAATTATCTACGAAAAATCCAGACTTAAATCTATTAAGTCCTGTCGAGTCTGGAACAAAAAAGTTTGATGTATTAATTTCTAATAAAGAAAGTGCAGTGTAATATTCAAGAGTTTTTATTCTAGTTTCAAGTTGTTTAATATCGACCATTCTATATCTCTTATGCTCTAAGAAAGTCAATGAAGCTTGAGAAATGCTATAGAGATATGGTGGAAGTGAAATAGATGCAACTTCTAAAGCATCATCAACAGATACTGGTTTTTCTGGTTTTTCTGATGGCGTTCCATATTTAATTTGAAATTTTCCATCCTTTGTCAAATAAATTCTATCAATTCTTCCAAGATAGAATGAAAAATTTGTTACAATTGACTCATTTGAAGCTAGAATATTTGCTGCGGAGTTTCCAGAAGCAGTAAATGTTCTTCCATGAAATTCTAATGGAGATCTTGAGTTTGTAGAGGAAACTGTATAAGTAGAAACTCTAGGTCTTATGTCAATAATATCCGCATTCCTAATAGAATTAACCGTTTGAATTTCTCTTATATAATCAAATTCTCTATATGAATTTATTGTTGTAACATCGCCATCATCTGAAGATTGATAATAACCATTTGAAAAATAAACTACTATCTTTCTACTTGGTTCCTTTGAGTCTGATTTTCTCGTGATAAAACCATAGTCATAAAAAGATTCATTTTGCCCATTATCATACGTATAGTTGAAGGAAATATTGAAACTTGGAGTGTTTAAGGTTGTAACAATTGCTTGGATATTTGACTCTTCAAATACTATGACTTCACCCTCCTTAAAATTAGTATTATTTTTTATAATGAATGATATTTGCGAATCTGATAATCTCTCTGCACAAATAGCACTTGCACCACTAATTTGTCCCGTGAATATTTCTCCAATAATGATATCTGAGGTTTTTCCTGTAGATCCAGTAATTGATGAAAGAACAGCTGTTGGAGCTGATGGAGTTGATGTATTTGGAGATTCATAGACTGCATGAATTTGAATAATATCTGGAACGTTCAATGAGATATTTTCATCTTGCACTCTAGTCCCATATGGATATGTTCCATAAGTTAATCCATCATTCAGAGTTGTTGATCCAGTGCCTGAAGATGCGTACTTTGATTTATCAATTATTAAACTATTAACTCTATTTTTGATTTTTATTTTTGCTTTTGGTTTAATTTTTCTTAAAGTAGCAATAAGTTGAGCATTGGTATCATCCGCTCCTAAATTATAAATTTGAAGTTTTGTAGATCCATCGGTTAATGAAAATTTATCGGACGTTAATATTTCTGTACTTCCATTTGATCTAATTAATACGTATCTTTCCGAATTAAAAGGTAAAAAGGTTTCATTTGTTCCGGCAAGAGCAGTTGTTGAAAGTTGATTATTTACAATATTAACAGTATAAGATTTTCTAATTGACAACGATGCATTTGTTAAATCAACATCTGATATATTTGATTTTGGTAGTTCAGTGTAAAATGAATTGTCTGTAGAAGTTTCTAAATTAGTCGTGACTACTTTTAAATCAGTAACTTGCAAGGTTGTACTTGGGAGTCCTCCTTGACAAACACCCAAGACAGTGGCTACACCTGCGATAGTTGCTTGAGTTGTCCCAACACTAACAACGGAAACAAAAACAGGATCAGACGATATTTGATTACTAAATTTTAAAAGATTACCTGGTTTAATTTTTCCAGGAAATAGTGGATTTGTGCTAGTAATTGTGCTAATTCCAACTGCGTTAAAAGCACTAATTGTAGCTACACCAACTGTGATAAATTCTGCTTGAACAACATCAGCAGTGAAAGTTGATGCTGAACCCACTGAACCATGAACAGATTTTACATCAGAAATTCCGTAAGAGGTAATCGCTATTGCAACTCGACTATTTTCTATTCCATTGAAAATGAAAGGTTCGTTCTTAACAAAATTTCCTGTTTTTTCATAAACAGTTAAAGCTGTCCCCGCAGAAACTGAGCTTTTAAGGAATGCGGTAGATCCACTATATTTTCCTTTTACAAAAATTGGAGTTTCTAATGTAATTGGTTCATTTAAAGTGATTTCAGTTACAGTCTGAATATCATAGAGAGAAATATTCCACTCATTTAGTTGAGGATTATTTGAATTGTAAGATCCAGAATCCAATTTAAAATCATAAACTCTTCCGACTCCAATTTCTTTCCCAACAATGGAAGTTGAAGAAACGCTAACTCTTGAATCTCTGAGGCTTAAAACATAAGTATTTCCTATTCCAATTGTTGGAGAACCATAAACTCTATTAAGTTTTAAAGTTGATCCTGTATTATAATTGATTGATTGATTTTTTAAAGTTTTTGTAGTTCTTGGTTTCGGAACATCTAGAAATGTTGGGCTAATAGTTTCAATTTCATATCCCCTTACAAAAGCTTTTCCTGGAGATACTTGATATAACGCAAGGTCTTCTGATGGAACAGATCCACCATAGGTTAATTGATTTGCATTAAAAATTCCTTTATTTCCTAAATTATTGTTTAAAGATTCTTTAACTGATAAGTCAAAGGGAGTTATGTAATAATCACCTGATTCGGAGTAAGTTCTTCTGGCAAGTTCATCTTCTAGAATATTATACTCTGTTGTTTTCTTTTGAGATCTTATTATACCATCTGTAATAGTTGCTAGTTCAATGAAATTATTATCATCAAAATCATCTAAACTTTTTTTGAACAATGAGGTTGTAATTTTTAGTCTATCAGCGCCTGGAGCTGAATAATTATTAAATCCACTTGAATTGTCATTTAGAAATGGATCAAGATCAGAATTAATTATTCCCTCTGTAATTAAAAGACCTATACGATAGTTTGGTTTATTTCCATATTGATCCAGTAAAATTGTTTCACTTTTTACATTTAAAAACTGTCCTTTCGCAAAATAAATTCCATTAGATATTGAAAATGCAGATCCAATGGAAGTTGAATTTGTTGCAATAGTGGAAGCGAATGCCTCTCCCGATGCAATAATCGTATTTGCTGAACTTATTATTGCATTTGAAGAAAGAAATTCTCCATCAGAGAAAGAAACTGTTGAATTATCTTGAGAGTTAGAATCTAAGTAACTCACATATAATGTTGTATTACCTCTTTCAGATTGATTGGATAAAATAATTTTATTTACAACTGCTGTCACTCCAGAGGTTAATCCCGTTATTTTGGAACCTACCAATTGGTTAATATAATCAGAAAGTGGAATACCAAGATAATTATTTTCAAGTTCTACTGCGTAATAAGATGTACTGTACGCAGTATTTCCCGGTATTACTTTGGCACCCTCTTTGAAAAAATGTTGTCCAAATTTTTCAATTTGATTTTGGAGAATAGATTGTAAAGTTGTTAACTCTCTAGCTTGAACGGGATATCCTGGTTTAAAAAGAACTTTGTAGTAGTCATTATTTGCATTAAAATCATCAAAATATGGTGCTACGTTAAGATTTGTTTCCTGTGACATAATTCTTTAGAACTGCAAAATGACTTTGATATCTTCTTTTTGACTAGTTGATCTGGTTATTGAAGGTCTATTATCAACGTAAATAATGTTTCCAGAATATTTTTCAACTTCTGGTTGTGCTACACCTTGCGTGAATGATTGACCCAAATAGTATGTTCTACTATTTATTACGGTTGAAACACCCGTGAAGGATGTTTGTATTGCCAGAGTTGTAGATCCACCTATAATATTTACTGATCCTCCATTTGGATTTGCAGTGAATCTATTCAATTGAAATCCATAAACAGGAGAAGTATTTTGAGTGCCATTTGTATTAAATCCAGTAGTTGTCCTATCTTGCCAATATTTCAAAACTCCAGTGGTTTGATCATATGAAATAACTCTACCAACAGATGTTGATCCAACTCCAATTGTTTGAGTAATAAAAGAATCAGCAGTAAAAGTTGCAGAACTGTATCCAATACCAGCAAGTTTTAATGCGTAAACCGCACTTGCTTTATCTAAATCTAAATTTTGTGATGAATTATATGCTTTAGGATTTTGGACAATTCCTATTCTAGAAATCTGATTACCAGTTATGAAATCTGGGTTTTCCGAATCATTTTCAATCCTGGAATATATTAAAGCGTTTCTTGCACCAAGTTCTCTGTAAATATCTGCACCATGTCCACCTTGAGGAGGAATTATAACATTAAAAACCGGACGTGTTGATCCAGTTGGGACATTTCCAGAGGCAAGATCTAGTGTTCCAAATGAATATCCAGAACCACCGGAAGAAATAGTTACAGACTCTACTTTAGAATTATTATTAATTACTACTGTTGCTTCTGCTCCAGTTCCATCTCCTTTGATTGGAACTCTTGTATAAGTTCTATTTGCGGTTCCTAATCCAACACCTCTATTTGTAATAGTAACAATTTTTAATTGTCCACTAGTTGCTGCGTTATCTCTTACTACAGCATTATCAACACTGGTGTCCCAATTTGTTGGAACAGGCATAAAATTTGTAGAGTCAAATTTAATAATATCACTTGGTTTAATTGTATATAGATATTTCCAAATATATCCATCACCACTTGTTCCTGCCTCTCTTGGCTCTAAATCAGTAAAAGTGGGTTCATCTAATGATGCTCTTCCAGAAGGATTCTCTGGATTAGTTCCATTTTGAAGACAAATGTAAACTTTATAATCAGAATTCATTACATAATAATTTGCATCATATAAACTAATAGCATTTGAGGGTTTTGAAGGATTCTCTGCCTTAATGTCATGTCTGTACATATCATAAGTAATTCCAGATTGCCAAGTTACCTTTCTGACAACTTGTTTGATATCACTAGAATTAACTTTTTTAAGTGCTATTATAGTATCCCAATAATTATTTTCCTCATCAAAATTATCTCTAGGATCGGGTGGACTGGTGTCCCAAGTGGAACTTACTTGAGTTGCATTTGGAAGACCGACAAAGGTATAATATGAGTTGCTAGTGGAAGCTACACTAGCAACAAATTCTTTTGCATTTAAGATACGAAGTTGATCAGTTATGATTGCTGACATTTGACGGTATTTTTTTAGTTATTTATTAAGCATCTTAGATGGTGTTTGGATAAATGCTTATTGTGTTACCCATACCAGAATGATTTGTGCATTGATAATAAAGAGTATTGGGTGCATTAAATGGAACTTTTT